CACCAGAGATAGTAGAGTCTAAGAATAAAGAGTGGATTGAATTTGGTACTGATAATGACTTTTTTAATTTTTTGATTGATAAAGCAAATGGAAGTGCTACAAATAGTGCTTGTATAAACTCAATCTCTCAGATGATTTATGGTAAAGGGTTGTCTGCTACAGATAGTGCAAGGAGACCAGAGCAGTATGCTAGAATGATATCTTTATTTAAGAAAGACGATTTACGAAGGTTTGCTTATGATTTAAAGTTGACAGGGCAATGTGCTATACAAGTAATATACTCAAAAAATAAAAAGACTATTGAGAAAGTAGAGCATCTACCAATTGAGACTTTAAGAGCTGAGAAATGTGGAGCAGACGATAAGGAAGTACAAGCATATTACTACTTCCCAAAATGGGAGGATATAAAGCCATCTGACAAGCCATTACGCATACCAGCGTTTGGTGTATCTGATACACCTAAACCAATTGAGATATTGTATGTGAAGCCTTATGAGGCTGGGATGTACTACTATAGTACTCCTGACTATATTGGAGGAATACAATATTGTGATTTAGAAATAGAGGTATCAAACTACCACATAAATAATGTGCGAAACGGATTGAGTCCATCAATGATGATTAATTTCAACAATGGTGTACCAGATGAAGAAACACAAGTTTTAACAGAAAATAAGATCAAGCAAAAGTATCAAGGATCGTCAAGAGCTGGTACTCCTATTATTGCTTTTAATGATAATAAAGAGAGTGCTGCAACTATTGAGGCTATTCAATTATCAGATGCTCATAATCAGTATCAATTTATAAATGAGGTAGCACAATCAAAGATTTTAATTGCTCATAGAATTGTGTCTCCAATGCTTTTAGGTATTAAAGATAACTCTGGTTTTGGTAATAATGCAGAGGAATTAAAAGACAGTTCAATACTAATGAACAACATGGTAATAGCTCCATTTCAAGAGCTTTTAACAGATGCTTTTGATAAGATATTAGCTTTCAATAACATTAGCTTAAACCTATACTTTAAGACCTTACAACCTTTGCAGTTCTTAGACTTAGACAACGTAGAAGACAAGATAACAAGAGAAGAAGAGACTGGTGTAAAGATGTCTAAAATGGCTTCAGATTTAGAGGAGTTTGGACAGGATGAGGATTTGGAGAACTGGGAGCTAATAGATGAGAGAAAAGTAGATTATGATGCAGAAGATTCTTTAAATGAAGAGTTAGAAAAGTTAAACAATCCAAAATTATCTGCATTGTCTAAAATGTACAATTTTGTTACTACTGGAACAGCAAGACCAAAGGCAAAATCTAAGCAAGATGGAGTAAATGAAGAAGGTGTACAGTTTAAAGTTAGGTATCAATATGCACCTTTAACATTTAGCGAAAATAGTAGAGAGTTTTGCAAGAAAATGGTAAGAGCAAAAAAGATATATCGTAAGGAAGATATAGATATGATGAGTAAAAAAGCAGTTAATGCTGGTTGGGGGTTGTCTGGAGCTGATACCTATGATATATGGCTATACAAAGGCGGTGGCGGTTGTCATCATTTTTGGATGAGAAAGACATACAGAGCAAAGAACGCTAAAACAAAGCCAGATGTAGGCAATCCAAATGCTGAAGTAAGCGTAAACAAAGCTAAAAAAGAAGGATTTAAACCCGAAGTAAACGCAAAAGAGGTTTCGAAAAGACCTGTTGATATGCCTAATAACGGATTTGTAAAGAAAAGATAACTATGGCAACAGCATTATTTATAAGTAGAACAGACCTCGTTAAGAATAGTATTCTTGATGGTAATACTGATACAGATTTATTCTTACAATATGTGAGAATATCACAAGAGATACACATCCAGTCTGCACTTGGTACAAAATTATATGATAGAATTTCAGCAGATATAATTGCTGGAACTTTAACAGGAGACTATCTATCTCTTGTTACTGATTATGTGCAACCTATGTTGATCCATTATGCAATGACAGACTATCTACCATTCTGTGCGTATCAAGTGAAATCTGGAGGAATATATAAGCATAGCTCAGAGAACTCAGAAACAGTAAACAAAGAGGAAGTAGATTTTTTAGTACAAAAAGAGAGAGATTTTGCTGAGTATTATTGTCGAAGGTTTGTGGATTTTATGGATTTCAATAGTACAAAATTTCCAGAATATACAAGTAATAGTGGCTCAGATATATCTCCTGACAAAGACAGCAATTCATCAAGTTGGGTATTATAATGGCAAGAACATACAAACCAAAATTAAAGAACGTAGTTAAATTAACTAAGTATCTAACAAAAAAAGAAAAAGATGGCAAACGAGATATATCCCGTTAGTTGGTGGGGGACTCCAGTTCAAAATGGATGGGGTGGTATTTATTATGACTATGCAGTAACAAGTGCAGTACCTAGTTTGTTGGCTTCTTTAAAAGCAAGGGCAACACACTTTGAGAATGTAACGAGTACAACAACAACATTAACCGCTTTTGAAATTATAGAATAATATGGCAGATAATTTATTAGATAAAGCGTCAATTTTACTTACACCAACTGCATACGACAATGGAAGTATGTTAAGTGTAAAGCCAGAGAACGGAGATGGGGATTTCACTTTTTCAAGAAATGGGGCAGCAAGTAGAGTTAATTCAAGTAGCAATATAGTTACTGAAGGTACGAATTTACCACGTATAAACTATGAGAATGGTATTGGAAGCTGGTTACTTGAGCCACAGAGTACGAACTTGGTAACTTATAGTGAAAATCTAAATACATATTTTCAACAAAAGATTGATACAACAATAACTGATAATTATGGTATTTCTCCAAGTGGTCAATCAAATTCTTCAAGAATACAATTTGCTGATGCAACTTCATTTTGTTATAATATAATAAGCGTATCAACAGACCATACAGCAAGTGTTTATGTAAAAGGTACAAGTGGTCAAACTATAAGATTTGGAATAGGTGGAAACGTAACAACTGGCGAATTATTTACTTTTAATGGTTTATGGCAAGTAATTGAATACACCGCTTCAAGTGCTACTCAAATATTTTTTTCTTCTTATTATGGTGCAACAGCTTCAGATTTTGAGGCATTTGGACTACAACTAGAACAGCAATCTTTTGCAACCTCATACATCCCAACGGATGGTGCTGCAAATACTAGGATTCAAGATATAGCATCTAATTCTGGGAACGCTAGTTTGATAAACTCTACAGAGGGTGTGTTGTATGCAGAGATTAAAGCAAACGCAATTTACAATCTTCAAAGATGGATTTCTTTAAGTGATGGCTCTCACAATAACGCTATAAAAATTGGTTTTTTAAATAGCTCAACAGATTTAAAAATAGCTTGTGAAGTTAGGAGTGGTGGTGTTTCTCAAGCGTTTATGGTTAATAATCTTGGAGCAGTATCATTAGCATATTTAAAGGTAGCTGTTAAGTATAAAGAAAATGATTTTGCACTATGGATTAATGGTGTTGAAGTTGATACCGATACAAGTGGCTCTGCTCCTATAGGATTAAATAATTTAACATTTACACGAGGCGATAGTGGTCAGCCTTTCTTCGGAAAAGCAAAAGCACTAGCAGTTTACAAAGAAGTACTAACAGACGAACAATTAACAACTTTATAATGAATATTAACAAATTAGTATTTGATACAGAAGCACAAGGGAATCAAGTCTTAATTGACAAAGGTGTATGGCAACAAGTAACAGAAGAAGGGGTAACCTCAATGCAGTACATCAACGGAACAAAAGCAGTTGTTTACATTGGAAAAGTGGTAAAGACTCCAGCAACCTATGATAAAGATGGACACGAAATAACACCTCCAATTTACTACGATGGTGTTGCTTTTGATATAATGACCACCGATACTGTTGATATAGACGAATATAAAGTATTTCCAAATGGTTCAGCAACGCATCAATTTTTCGGATATAAAAGAGGAGCAGAAGATTAAATAAATAAATATATGAGTAATTTAGAGAGAAAACCAAAAGTAACAGAAGAACAAGTATCAATCGGTGGCGAAGCTCCAGAAACAGACGATGAGGAATGTGATGCCTAAACATTGGAAAGACTATTTATTGCTAGCTACAATTTTAATTAGTTATGTGCCGAGCCTATTTTATGGCTCTAAACAAAGGGTTGATGTATTTTTATTTGTGGACTATTCAAGGAGGATAGACTACTTTTTTTTATATCTAGGCAACTCAATTAACTATTTAATTTTTGCTTTTCTTCTTTTGTTTCCAAAAGGATTAAGCCAACAAATAAAAGTCTTTGCATTAATAGTCTGCATCCTTGATTTTTTGCATTTTATTTTATTGTCTAAATTATATTTTGGATTTATAAAAGTATTTGCAGCAATTTTTATTTTTATGATTTATAAAAAAATACAGCAATGGGTACAATGAGATTAATTTTGGGGTACTTAGAAAAGTTTAGCCTCGCTATGTGGGGGTTAAATATTATGGATATTTTAATGATAGCTGATATAGATTTTTTTAAAGATATAGACGAGAATCTAAAAACATATTTCGGT